GGCAAGCCGTACGACGCGAACTGGTCAGTGCCGAATCTCTGGCTGGACGAGTTCCGCATCACCGCCGGCAGCGCCCGCTACACCGCCAACTTCACGCCACCCACCGCCGCCTTCCCTGACGCATGAGCAGCACCCTCCGCCTCATCGCCGACAGTCTCGCAGCGGGGCTACAAGCCGTCGCCTGGCCCGTGGCCGGCACGACCGTGGAGCGGCGCAACTGGGCCACTGTCGACGCAGAAGCGATGGCGACGCCGCGAGTGTTCGTCGTTCCCGGCAACGCCGAAGTCTCGCGCGTCAGCCGCACGATGATGCAAGTCGACTACACCGTGACGGTGTTCGTCGGTCGCTACGTCCAGACCGACTCCCAGGTCGACGGGATGCTCGACCTGGCCGATACCGTCATGCTCTACGTCAGGGCTCACGACTGGCCCGGCATCACATGGCCGGCTGGCGTCACCAGCCCGCAGACGGTGACGATCGAACTGAATCCCGACGACGCTCTGACCGAGCGGAATATGTGGCGTGCCGTGATCACGGCGAGCTACCGCGTGTTTGAGGTGAATGCCCTACCGCCGCCGCCGGCTCCGTGAGGTGATGCCATGGCGAAAGTGGGGTTCGTCGGGCTGACGTTCGTCGACTCGAGCGGCAAGAAGAAGACCACGAAGTTCGGCTGGAGCAAGGGTGAGCTTGCCAAGCTCATCGGGCCGGCGAACGCCGTGGCGCTCCAGCGTGCCGGGCTGCTCGTGCGGCGTGAGTCGCAGCGGCAGATCGTCGGCGGCCGTGGCGGACGCAAGCCGCTGACCAATGGCCAGTGGTGGCGTGTCGGCGAAAAGGATGGCTATCCGGTCGTCGCCTACGTCCGCCAGGTGCCGCGGGCCGACAAGCTCTCGTCGTGGCGTCCACGGGCCATGCTGCGAAACGACATCCAGGCGGACTTCGATACGAAGACGAAATCCGTGGTGATCGGCCCGTCGAAGTTCCCGTGGCTCAATCAACTCCACGAGTTCGGCGAAGGCACGGTGAGCGTCTATGTGCGACGGACGAAATACCCGGTGAAGGAATACGCCGGCAAGAAGGTGCCGCAGAAGTATCAGCGAAAGGGGCCGCGAGCCTACCGCGGTGCCTATGTCGGCACGTTCGACAACAGCGGCGGCAACTTCTTTGTCGGCATCCGCAAGGTGAAGGAGCGGCCCTACATGGAGCCTGGATTCATGAAGGCGAAGCCCGACATCCCGAAGCAGTTTCGCGCGACGCTCGGCTACCGCTAGCCACTGGCACACCCGGTCGGGAAAGCCCCCGACCAGCCCTACCGTGAGCAGACCCGCCGCACCAGCGGGCACTCGCACACGAGGGCACCAATGCCAGTTGGCACCGTCACCATCCAGTTGGGCAAGGACGTCACGATCACGGGCGTCTCTAACGCTCGCTCTTGCACCGTCTCGCATTCCGCCAGCGAGATCGACGTCACAAAGCTCGGCGACACGAGCCGCAAGTTCCGCAAGGCGATGATCGAGCAGACCGTCGAGGTCGAGTGCGTCGACGTCCCCGGCGTGACCATCGGCGGCACGTTCACGATCGGCGGCACGGCGACCGGCAACGCCACGTACGTGTGCACGTCGATTGCACGAGCCGAGCCTCTCGACGGCATCGTGACGTACACGGTCTCGGGCTCTCGCACCATCTCGTCCTGATCTCACCACACACAGAAAGCACCACACATGGCCATCACTCTTGGCAAGGACGGATCGACGCCCCCGTTCGGCGAGGGCATCATCTCGGCGACCTACACCGAGGAATGCGAGACGATTGACGTCTCCAATCGCGGCAACGTCGGCAGCGGTGCCGGCCGCAAGGCATTCCTAGCCGGCTTCACGACGAAGACCTGGGAGATCGAGTGCCACGACGCTGACGGCGTCATCGCGTCGCTCGAGGCGTCGAATCCCACGGGATTCACCGTCATGAGCGTGACCGAGAACATCGGCATCGACGGGGCGGTGACCTATAGCCTGACGGTCAAAGAGGCCAGCTAAGCCGTGGCCATCACGCTCGGCAAGGATTGCTTTATCGCCCTTGACGGCGGCGTGATCGCGTCGGCCCGCAATGTGCAACTGTCCCACACTGCACGCACGATCGACATCAACGCGTACGGGGTCCGCGACGCCGGTGTCTACAGCACTGGCTACGAAGGCTCGGTCAGCGTCGAGTTGAACGACGGGGCCGACCTTGGAAGCGCCTACTTTCGGCTGAAGTCTGGGACGTCGTTCACTGTGTTCGGCGGCGCCGGGAGTTGGTCATTCCAGGCGGTACTGACTGGCATACAGGAATCCGATCCGGTCGATGGCGTGGCAACATTCGTTCTCGAAGGCCGAATGACCAACATAGGGATTCGCTGATGCGTGAGTTTCGTGACGAAGAAGGCCGCCCGTGGCGGGTGGCACTGACGATCGGCTCGGTGCTGCGTGTCCGTGACATGGTCACGGTCGACGTCGTGGACGAGGCCACCGGCGACCGCCGGAAGGTGCCATTCGACATGGCTGACGCCGGGCAGATCACGCAGACATTCCAAGTGCTGCGGAGCCAGTACGCCACGATCGGCGAGGTGCTGTACGCGTTGCTGGTGAGGCAGATCGAAGAGCGGAAGTTGTCAAAGGACGAGTTCCTCGACGGCCTGCGTGGCGATTCGCTGGAGTCGGCGACGAAGGCGTTGGAGGCCGAGCTTGTCGATTTTTTCCCCCCGCGCCTCCGCAAGATGATCAGTCTGTTGGCGACGAAAATGAACGAGGTCGCCGACGAGATGCTGACGAAAGCGGAGGCGAGTCTGGCGGCGGCGACGGCCGAGAGCCTCGCCGCACAATCTGGGACGCCATCTGGGAAGCCGCAGGAATCCTTGGAGTCCATCCCGGCCGGTGGACCGTCCGACAACTCTTCGCCGCTCGCGACAGCCGCCTAGAGCACGACTGGTGGCATACCGCAAACATCCTCGCCCAACAAGCGAATCTCAACCGCGACAAGCACACACCACGCACAGACCCACGCAAGCTGAATCCCTACACGAAGAAGCCAAAGCCGCGACAAGCGACGAAGGCTGACCTCGAGCGGCTCTTCGGCAAGGATTGGGCTAAGAACGTCTAGAGAGAGAGACAGACATGGCCAGTGCTGGCGGCATCCGCATGGGCGGCGTGTTTGTCGAGATCGGCGCCGATCCGGCGAAGTTCTTCTCGGCGATGAATCGCGTCAACGCCGGCATTGCCAAGATGGGCAAGAGCCTGGTGACGGCCGGCGCGAAGGCCGGCGGCGTGGGCCTGGCGATGGGCGCCCCGATCATGGCTGCCGTGCGGCAGGGGGCAGCGTTTGAGTCGACGCTGCTGAATATCCGCGCCAGCACCGGCGCCACGGCCGGCGAGCTTGACCAGATCAAAGCCGCGTCGATGGACATGAGCAAGGCGCTCGGCGTCGGGCCGACGGCTGCTGCTCAAGGAATGCTGGAACTGCTCAAGGCCGGCATGAGCCTTGAGAGCGTCTTGGGAGGCGCCGGCAAGTCGGCACTGGAGTTCGCCAAGGTCGGCGAGATGGATGTCTCGCAGGCGGCCGTCGTGATGAGCGACGCCATGAACGTCTTTGGCGTCTCTGGTGCAAAGGCTGCCAACACGCTCTCTGCCGCCGCAGGCGCGTCGAGCACGTCGATACAAGAGATGTCGCAGGCGTTCTCGATGTCGTCTGCGGTCGCCGGGCTGGCGAACCAGAGCATCGACGATCTTTCAGCCGCACTGGCGATTCTCGCCAACAACGGCGTGAAGGGAAGCGACGCCGGCACCAGCGTCAAGACGATGCTGATGCGTCTCATGGCACCGGCGGACGATGCCGCGGCGGCGCTGGCGCAAGTCGGTCTGTCTACGCAGTCGTTCCGTGGTGCCGACGGCAAGATGCTGCCGATGGTCGAGATCATTCGCACGCTCAATAGTGCGATGGGCAATCTCGACCAAACGGCGAAGGACGACATTTTTCGCCGGATCTTCGGCGCCGATGCCATCCGTGCTGCTTCAATACTGTCGTCGGCTGGCGCGGATGGATTCAAGGCGATCCAGGACGCCATGGCGTCGGCGTTGCCGGTGTCCGAGAAGTTCAAAACGATCATGTCGGGCTTGTACGGTGCCGGGCAACAAGTGCTCTCGGCGCTCGAGCGGCTGTCGATCGCCATCTCTGACGCCGTGGCACCGGCCCTCGCCGGCGTCGTGCCGTTCATCACTGGGCTAATCGACGGGTTGACGAATCTGGCAAAGCAGAATCCTCAAGCTACTGCCGGACTAGCGAAGCTCGCTGTCGCCGCTATCGCCGTTGGCGGCGGGCTGACGGGTCTCGGTCTGTCGTTGCAAGTCACTTCCTTCGGGCTTGCGGGAGTCGGTAAAGGCATCGCCTTTGTGCTCGCTCCATTGAAGTTGCTTGGCAAGACTGCGCTTTTTACAGGCGGCGCCTTTTCGCATGTCATCGTTCAGTTAGGTGGACTCGCAACATCTGGCGTTGGGTCTGTCGTAGGATTTGCGGCGAAGTCAGGCATCGCCCTGGCAAAGGCGTCATCGGGCTTTGGCGCACTGGCGGTCAACGCCGCCACGTCGGCATCAAGCGTCGCAGCGTCGATGACAGGTACGGCCCTGGCAGGCATTGCGCGTTTCGCTCAATACGGTCTTGCTGCGTTCGCGCAGTATTCCGCGAAGACAACCGCCTTGGTGGCGATTACTGCGGCCCAGGCTGGCGCGATGGGTACAGCACAAGTGGCCACCACCGTCTCAGTTGTGGCTGCCACTGTCGCTCGTGCTGCCGAAGGCAATATGAGGGCGGCTGCGATCGGCGTACAAGCGTTGGCTCGGCTCGGCGTGGCTGGAACGACCAATGCCTTGATCGCTGGCGCCCAGGTGGCGAGGCTGTCTGCCGAAGGTGCGACGCAACTCTTGCGCCTTGGTGCATCCGGGACAACGGCCCTGGCGACTATTGGCACTACAGCCGTGTCTGTTGGCGCCACTGCAAGCGGTTCTCTGGTGCGTGCTGCGTCTGGTGGCGGTGCGGCGCTAACGCGTCTCGGAACGTCCGGTGCGGGTGGCATGATTGCGCTCGGAAGCGCCGCTGTCCGCGCCGGATCGCTCACTCTAGGGGCGTTAATCAAAGCTGCGACCGTTGGTGTGGCGCAGGCGGCTGCAATGACCGCGGCGTGGGTAGGCGGCCTTGCGAAAATGTCGCTGTCGGCGGCGTTGTCTGGTGCTGCAATGGCTGTCGCATTCGTGGCGCCATTTGCTGCCATAGGCGCTGCTATCGCAGGCGCCATTGCCGTCGCGTACGCATTTCGTGAGCAACTGTCGGCGGCGTTTGGTGGCGTAGGTGCTCTGGCGATGCAAGCGGCCGGGGCCATCGGCCAGGGATTCAGCACGGCAATCGCCGACGCCGGCGTCGTCTTCGGCGATCTCTACTCGACTGCCTCGACTACGTTCAGCGGCATCTACGACGCCATCGCTGCCGGCGACTTGTCGGGCGCCATGGACGTGCTCTGGGCCGGGCTGCTCGCCGGGTGGCTGCGTGGCACCGAAGCGATCATGTCGTACGTCGACCCGTGGATCGCGACGTTCCAGAACGCCTTCACGATTCTCGGGGCTGGGATCTACAAGACTTGGGATGGGCTGTGGGTGAGCGTCGGCAATGCGTTCAATATCGCCGGTGCCTATTTGCAAGGGGCGATGGACAACATCATCAACCCGATCCTCGCGTCGTGGGATGTGCTCGAAGCCGGGATCCGCAAGGCGTGGATTCGCGTGAGCGGCATCTTCAAGGATGGCGAAAAGAAGAAGGCCGAGCTCGAGAAGGTCGACGCCGAAATGCGTGGACGGGCTGAGAAGCGGGCGAAGGATCGCCCCGGCGTGACAGGCCGCGTAGCGAAGGCACAGCAAGAGAACGCAGCGGCCAATGCCGATCTGGCTACGCGAAACGCTGCCGTCGACGCCAATACACAAGCCACCATGGACGACCGCAACGCTGCCACCGACCAGGCGGCTGCCGATCGCCGGGCGGCGACGGTGGCGGCAGAGCAGCGGCTCGGCGACGTGACGACCGGGCAGGCTGAAGGCAGAGCTATGAAGGGACAGGTCGACGACCTTCTGGCCGCCATTCGTGGCGCCACGTCCGTTGACCAGCTTGCCGGCGAAGGTGGTCTGGGCGATCAGTTCCAGACGCTTCGCGATCTCGGCCGTCTGACGAGCGTGCAGGAGACGGCCATCAGCGAGGCTCTCGACAAGGCAGCCGAAGGGCTGACGAACGTCGCCACTGGTGAGGCGAAGGCCGGCGGCGTGGATCCAGCCGCCAGCGTCGCCCCGCCCGATACCCGATCAAAGGCCGACGTCGTCGGCACATTCTCATCCATGAATCTCGGCGGCCTCGGCTACGGCTCGTCGTTGGCGGAACGCACTGCCAAGGCTGCCGAAGAGACGGCGAAGAACACCCGCAAGATCGGAGACGGCGACAAGGTCGCTGCGTAGCCATGGCGTTGACGTGGGTTGAAGACGGCGAGTC